TGATATAATTCACATTATGAGTGGAAAAATAGAACAACCAAAAAAGAAGTTATCAATAAGAGACCGTAAGTTTGTAAGGAATAAGGTACTCGGTATGACCAACGCCCAAGCGTATGTAGAGGCAGGGTTCAAAGCCACGACAAAAGAGATTGCTAATGTCCATGGCTCTATTAAGCATCGTAAGCCACATATACAAGATGCTATTGATGAAGCCCTTACAAAGCATGGTTTAAGCCCTGAGTGGGCTGTAGAGCAGTTAGGCAAGGTTGCTGAACAAGATGCTGAGATTGGTGCTAAACGTTTAGCTGCTAAAGACATTCTTGAATTACATGGCTGGAATAAGTCGGAACGTCCGACTATGCAGTTACAGGTTAAAAATGCATTCTTTGGTAATGGAAGACAAACAAATCAAAAAGAAGTCATAGATGTCTCTAGCACAGATACAGAATAAAAAGAGCATAACGCTTGATTTCAAACCCCATGCTTCCCAAGAAGAGATAGCAGCAGCTAGTCTTGAGCATCGCTTCTTGGTTATACGGGCAGGTAGGCGGTTCGGTAAAAGTGCTATTGCCCTTAATATCGTGCTTAGAGAGGCTCTATACAACCCAGGGAGGTATTGGATAATAGCCCCTGAGTATACCCAAGCTAAATCTATTTATTGGCGAGATCTTGTAGCTGAGTATGTGCCTAAAGGCTTGATTATTAAGAAGAATGACAACGAACTTATCCTAGAGCTGATGTCAGCAATACCTGGCAAGACCAGTATTATCGAGTTTAAGGGTAGTGATCGAGAAGATAAGCTACGTGGGGCAGGTCTTAAGGGTGTCATCTTAGATGAGTATGCTTTCCAGAAAGAATATGTCTGGGACAAGATTGTGTCTCCTATGCTCACCCAGACAAATGGTTGGGCTATTTTTATTACAACCCCTAATGGTGTAGCTAACCATTTCAAGAAGTTCTGGGACACCGCTGTAGCTAGAGAAGCTGATGGTGATGATGATTGGAAGACCTTTCATTTCACAAGTTATGATAACCCGACAATTAAACGGGAGAACCTCGATAAAGAGCGTGAGCGTTTAACTGAAGAGTTCTTTACCCAGGAATACATGGCTGAGTTTGCTAAGTTTGCAGGGCTGATCTTCACCTCCTTCGATGAGAACAAACATATTCAGAACTTTGAAATAGATGAGAGCTGGTCATTCTACCGAGCCATCGACTTCGGTGCCACTGATCCCAACGCTGTAAGCTTTATCGGAGTAGATAAAGACGATGTGGTCTATATCTATGATGAAATCTATATTAACGACATCCACACCTCAGAACTAGCTGAGCTGATTAAACAGAAGTCCGCCCACCACTACTTTATTGGTACTTATGCCGATTCATCTGGTAAACAGCTGATTATGGATCTTAGCGAGTACGGTGTCTATTCAACACCAGTTAAAAAGAACACTGGTGAAGGTAACAGACAGTGGATAATTGCAGGTATCAACCAGATCCAGCAACGCTTTAAAGAGGACAAGATAGTCATACACCCACGTTGTAAAGCAACCATTAAGGAATACATGAGCTATTCGTGGCGTAAAGACCGTCTGGGCGAGGCTGTGAACCTCCCAGAAGACAAAAACAACCACATTATAGATGAGAACCGCTACTTCTTTGCCATGTACAAGGGCATGTCCACTGATGAAGAGGAACTTAACTACCTGAACAGGGGAGTTGTAGATAGTGTTACTGGGTACTAATGTGATATTATTTGACTAGGATTACTAAAAATATGGCAAAAAAACAAGTAAAAACAACAAAAATACCGAAAAAGACTAAGCAGAAACCAGATTTGGCTCAGCCAAACATTGAAGCAGCGAAAAAACTCGTTACTAACCGTTTCAAAAATGCTAAACAGTTCCGAGAGAATGATCAAGAAGAGATTTGGAAGCGCAGTTATAACAACTGGCGTGGCGAATTAGATAAATCTATCTACCCGTGGCGTTCTAAGCTATTCATTCCATGGTCATTTACCGTAGTAGAGACAATCATCCCCAAAATCTTTGCCCGTGACCCTAAGTGGCGAGCAATATCTCAATCACCCGACTTTCCACCAGAAGGCCCACGTGTAGTACAAGACCTACTTAACTACCAATGGGGTCTTATTGGTATGCGTACTAAGATGTATGACTTCATTAAAGACTCTCTGATGTATTCTAAGGGCTTTGCCAAAGTTACTTGGAACTTCAAGACTCGCACCAAGACAATCGAAGAACCTGTTGTCGGTGAGAACGATGAAATTACCTTCGTTACTAGAAAAAAGAGCGATATTGAGCACGACGATCCTAATGTAGAGATCGTTGATCCGTTTGATGTCTATGTAGACCCCGATGCTACCAAGTTAGAGGACGCAGCTTACCTTATTCACCGTAAGACCGTACCGCTAAGTGATCTAAAAGATAACCCGAACTACAAAAACGTAGATCAGCTTTCAGAGTCAACTATTAAGGGCGTACAGAACTCTAACTACGTCAAAGACTACCTACAAGACGAAACACGCTTCAAAAATAACTCTCCACAGCAAGACGAAGCTAAAGAGCTAGTCGAAGTGCTTGAATACTGGGAGAAAGACCGCCTTATTGTGGTTGCTAATCGTAGCGTTGTACTACGTGACTCACCAAACCCTTATCATCACAAGCAAATACCATTTGTTGACCTCGATGACTACCGTGATCCACATAAGTACTACGGTCAATCTGAGCTTTCTGTTATTGACCCACTACAAAGAGAAATTAACTCTATCCGTAATCAACGTCGTGACTACGATAACCTTGCCCTTAACCCAGTTGTTCGTATGGTACCAGGTACACTTCGTAACCCGAACTCAGCTGTCATGGCACCAGGTAACGTATGGATGGTATCTGACCTTAACAGTATGGATGTGTTCACCCTGCCACAATTACAAGGTACCGCTACACAGATAGAGCAACAGACTGCACAAGACATCAAGATGTCTGTGGCAATTGATGAAATTGGCATTGGTCTATTACCTGAAGGTGGCCGACGATCTGCTACCGAAGTTGTAACTGCACAGAGTATGGCTGGTAAACGCTTCGCTATCAAGATCGCTCTACTAGAAGAGGCTGTTAAGAAGATCGGACAGTTAGTATTTGCCCTTAACCAGCAATTCCTAGACCAAGAACGCATGATCCAGATAGTTGGCGAACGTGGTGCAACCGAATGGGTACAACTTGGCCCAGACGATATACGTGGTCAATACTTCATTAACGTCGAAACTGGCTCAATGCTACCAAAGGACGAAATTGCTGCCCGACAAGAGGCAATACAATTACTACAGTACATCACTCCAATTATTGGCCCCGTCATCCAGAGTAACCCAGCCGTTATCATGCCAGTGCTTCGTATGGTGCTTGATACATTTGAACTACCTGGTAAACAGGAAATCATGGACGAACTACAATCTGCTCTCGGCATGGCTAAAGAACAGCAACAGCAACAGCAAATGGCTGAACAAGCCAACATGGAAGCACAGGCTATATCTGCTTTACAGCAACAAGGCGGTGCCCCAGCAGAAGAGAGTATGAACCCTGATGTAGCCCCACCAGAAAACCTACAAGGTGCCCGTGCTGACCAAGAACTTGCATTACTTATGGGTAATCAGTAATATATAGTTAATGAACACAACTGATAACGTAGAAGCTGGTGTAAAAGATCAAATCAAGGAGTACCGAAAACTCCAAGATGTTGCTAATGATGAAAACTTTGAGACATTCTTTGAACTACAGCTAAAGACAGTAGCTGAAAAAATGCTCTGGTGTTTCCTATCTGGTAAAGAAGGTGACAACATCAAGACTTGGGATGACTTTTGCAAAGCCAAGGGCGAAGTAGTAGCACGTTTACATCCTATACAGGAAGTGTATGGTGCTGAACACATGATTAAATACCTAGAACAGCAACTACAGCAGTACAAACAGCAACAGTAGTTGACACGGCATAAGCGGTGTGCTTAAATGCAGTTACATGAACGACGACAACCAAACAGTTGTGTCAGAAGCCCCCGTAGAGGACAGTTCAACTCAAACGGACAAGGTGGAAGCACAAATCAGTGAGGCCGACGTACAGGTAGAACAAGTTGCCCCCGAAGCAGCTCAGAGCACAGAGGAAACTAGCTCGGAGATAACAGCAACGGACAAGGCAGAGGAACGCCTATATGCTGGTACATTTAAATCACCCGAAGAATTGGAAAAAGGTTACACCGAACTCCGAACTAAGGCGACCAATGATGCCATGGAAAAGGCCGAACTCGCACGGATTCTCAATGAAACCTTTACTACCCCCGAAGCAACAGCCCCAATGGCTCAAGCAGAGGACACGGATAGTTATGGAGACTACGAGACCCCAGACCCCGTAGCGCAGAAACTAGCGACTATTGAGCGAAAAGATGCAGTACGTGATTTCATCATGTCTCACCCAGACGCTAATGGCGAGAATGTAAACAAGATTTTACAGTCAGACCCTATAGTTGCGAATATAAACGGTTACGAGGCGAAGCTTGAATATGCCTATCTTAAAAGCAAAGCTAGTGCAGCCCCAGGGCTCGTAGCTGAAGCTGAAAAGCGAGCAAGCGAACAAACACAAGTAAAAATAGCTGAAAAGCAAGCAGCCCAAGTAGAGGGAGCTAGACAGCAATCGCAGCCAGCTGGGGAAGACGAAATGTCTACCAACCAACTGCGAAGTACCTTACGAGACGACAAAGCCTTTGATGCCTTAATTCAAAAAAGGTTCCCTGGCGTTTCAAAAATGCGAACTCGAACGTAAGTTAGCTTTTCAAAAATATAAAGGAAAAATAAAATGCCTATTGGACTTATTTCAGTCAACGACCAGACAATGGTTGAAGACGTTACAGATTTGATTACTAACGTAGATTTTGAAAGTACACCTTTCTACTCTGCACTTGCCGAAGCGCAAGCAACAAACACGCTTCACCAGTGGTTAGTTGATAGCTACGCTTCAGCAGCCGACAACGCACAAGCTGAAGGTTACACAACTACTCACACCGACATTAGTGCTCCTACTCGAAGTACGAACGTAGTTCAACTCTTCGGTAAAGAGATCCGTGTATCTAACACCGAACAGCGTGTTGCACACTACGGAATGAGTGATCCATACACTTACCAGATGAAGAAAAAGATGACTGAGCTTGCTCGTGACATCGAAAAAGCTTTAGTTGCTGGTACACGTGCCTCTGGTGACTCTGGTGTCGCTCGTCGTCTTAATGGTGCAATCGCTTTGATTACTACCAACAAGACTGCACGAAACTCTGGTACTTCACTTTCAGAAACTGAATTCAACGATATTCTACAGGGTATCTACGATAACGGTACTGACATCTCAGTAGACAAAGCCTTTACTGGCGCATCACTTAAACGAGTTATCTCTGGCTATACAGCTGGTTCAACTAAAAACGTAGATGCAAGCGGTAAAAAGCTTTTCAACACTGTTGGTGTTTACGAAAGTGACTTTGGCGTAGTTAGCGTTCACCTCGAAAGAGAAGTTCCTACTACTGCTGGTAACAAGGGTATCTTGATGGTTGACTCAAGTAAGTGGCGTGTAGCTTACCTTACTGATGGTCGTCCTCAGCACATACCACTCGGTCTTTCTGGTTCAGCTAAGTCTGGTATCATCGAAACCGAACTTACGCTTGAAGCTCTTAACCAAAAGAGTTCAGCTTACCGTGTTGGCTATATTTAGGCCTTAACAGCTTAAATACAAAGAGGAGAGCTTCGGCTCTCTTTTTTGTTTGACAAAATTCTAATGTTTGTAGATACTAGTCTTAACATACAAAAACTTCAAACAGAGAACAACTTAAGCAAACGGAGGGCACGTGGGAGACACGATAGAGGGTAAAAAGAAGTACCAAGACATTGGCGATGCTGTTGGCATGCCAGATGCACAAGACAAAGCACATATAGAGAAAATACTACTCGCTTACGACAAGAAACACCCAGGCGAGATTCAGTACCACCGAGACTTCGCAAAGAATAATAGTACAGCTGGTACGAACGAATACGGGCTAGTAACTGGTTATTCTGGCAAAGCTGGTATAAGTTCAAACGGTTTAAGATACATGTTTGAACTACCACCAGAGGTGCATGCCAAGATCGAGGAATATATACCAACTATTTTTAGAAGCAAGAAGCACTTTGCATGGTTTTGCAAAAATTTCAAGTATTTAATGATAGCAGACAAGCACTAGCATGGGTAAAGTAGCACTCTGTATGATCGTAAAGGGCTCAGATGATGAGGCTGAACACCTTAAACGATGCCTTGAGAACGTTTCTAAGCACGTTGATGGCATATACCTTAATGTGAACCACAAAGAGGGTGAAAGTGTCTCTCAGAGCGTCCTAGACGTTGCTAGAGCACATACTGACAACATTATAGAAACAGTATGGGAAGACGACTTTGCTAAAGCTCGAAACGCCTGTTTAGATACCATACCGCTAGAATATGAATGGGTTTTGTGGCTTGATACAGACGATACTGTGGATAAGCCTAAAAAGATTAAAGAAGTTATAGAAGAGTCGAATAATTTTGACTCTATTTTTGTTGATTATCTCTACGACCAAGACGAAGAGGGCAACCCCCTTACAGTTCACTTAGTAGCCAGAATGTTTAAAAACAACGGTTCACACCGTTGGAAGGGCTCGATCCACGAAACTCTTATTGAAACACGTGGCGTAACTCAGGGTGCAACCAAAGACTTTATGGTAGTCCACCATGCAGATGATGAACGTAAGAACCAAAGCTTTGAACGTAACATTAAGATGCTAGAAGCACAGCTCGAAGCTGAGGCAAAAGACCCCGACCCACGTACTTTCTATTACTTAGCTAGTACTTACATGGATGCAGGGGCTATGGAATCAGCTAAGATGATCTTCCTTGATTACCTGAAACTATCTGGTTGGGATCAAGAACGTAGTGCAGCTAATAACAAACTTGGACAGATATATTTTGAAGAGGGCGATAGAGCCAGTGCCAAACAGCACCTTATGATGTCGATTGGAGAAGATCCAGATAACCCAGAGCCAAGAGTAGCTATGGGTAGCCTAGAGCTCGATATGAAACAGTATGGTAAAGCCGTTCACTGGCTGACAAGTGTTGAGAAGATGAAGAAAGACCTCACTACACTGGAACGTAACCCAATGAGCTATACATTCAGGACTTACTTGCTACTAGCTGAAGCATACCTAAGTATGGGCGGTAATAACCTTGAAAACGCTGCTAAGTATGCTAAGAAGGCTCGCAAGTATAAGAAGAACGACCAGAACGTGCAAGCTTACTGCGACATGGTAGAAAATGTCGAGCGTGATAAGACTGAACTAGAGCGTTATGTATCTAAGTTTAAGAGGTTGAAGGATAAGGGACAGAAGGCAAAAGCCCAGAAAGTCCTTGATTCAATACCAGAACACCTTGCCGATAACGTAGTAGTCGCAGCACTACGCAAAGAGAACAAGAGCTTTAAGTGGCCAAAGAAGTCTATAGCTATTATGACGGGCGACACCGCACTAGATGCTTGGGGGCCATGGAGTCTTAAAGAAGGTATCGGTGGCTCAGAAGAAGCAGTTATACGCCTTAGTAGACAGCTTACAAAGCAGGGCTGGAAAGTAGTAGTCTTTGCTAAACCAGGCATAGACACGGGCTTAGATGAGCATGGCGTTATGTGGCGAAACTACTGGGACTGCAACCTCGATGACGAATTTGACATATTCGTAGCGTGGCGAGCTCCGTTTATCTTTGATAAGAAAATAAAAGCTCGTAAGTCGTACCTATGGCTACATGACGTTATGGAAGAGGGCGAGTTCACCCCAGAGCGAATCGCTAACTTTACCAAGTGTATCTTACTCAGTAAGTACCACCGTTCACTATTCCCAATGATACCCGAAGAGAAAGTCCTAATGAGTGGTAACGGTATCGACCCAGAAGAATTCGAGGCCTACGACGGTAAATTAGAGCGTGATCCACACAAGATATTGTATGCCAGCTCGCACGTTCGTGGTCTAGCCTACCTATACGAGATATGGCCAGAGGTGAAGAGAGCCGTACCAGATGCTACGCTTGATGTTTACTACGGTAGACAGAGCTATGATGCTGTTCACAAGGGCAACCCAGAACGTATGAAGTGGATGGACGATATGATGGCTAAAGCTGAAAAACTAGATGGTGTAACCGACCACGGCAAGGCAGATCAAGAAGAAATAGTCAGAGAAGGCTTCAGAAGTGGCCTGTGGGCTTATCCATGTCCATTCCCTGAAATATACTGTATTACCGCTATTAAGTCACAAGCTTCTGGTGCAGTACCAGTCAGCTCAACTACCGCAGCACTTAATGAGACCGTTCAGTTTGGACATAAACAAGAATTTGGTGAGTTTGATGATGCAGACCTAGAGAAATACAAAGAGTCTCTTATATGGTGGTTACAACACCCAGAAGAGCAAGAAAAAGTAAGACCAGCCATGATGAGCTGGGCAAGAACACAATCTTGGGAGGGTGTAGCAAAACAATGGTCAACGGAATTTCAATCTTAGTTCCGACACGTCAACGACGTGAAATGTTTGTAAGAATGTATACTTCAGCTATGTCACTGGCTAATCACCCAGGGAATGTAGAGGTTGTGTATTATGTGGATGATGACGATGACTCGTATAACGGTTTGAACCTTTATAATACCACTAGAGTAAGTGGACAGCGTGTTGTACTGAGCGAGATGTGGAACGCTACGGCAGATGCAGCACGTGGAGACATATTCATGCACTGTGGTGATGACATTATCTTCAGAACTGAGGGCTGGGATGATGTGGTACGAGAAGCTTTTGATGCTCACGAAGATAAGATACTGTTTGTCTTTGGTGACGACGGTAGTAGTGAAAGCAACAAAAATGACTTTGGCACCCACGGGTTCGTGCACAGAAACTGGGTAGAGGCTGTTGGCTACTTCGTACCACCGTACTTTGTTAGTGATTACAACGATACCTTCTTAAATGAGATCGGGCGTAAGGTTGGTAGACACCACTCAATACCGATCCTCACAGAGCACATGCACTACAGCTTGGGCAAAATGGAGATAGATCAGAACACTCAGGATAGATTAGACCGCCACGCAAGAGAACATCCACAAGATGCTTACAATAGCCCGTGGTTCAAAAAAGAGATGGATCAAAAAAGAGAAGCCCTTGTGAAGTTCATGGAGAGCTTCAGTGACTAAGTTATCTATTCTAATAGCTACACTTGGAGAGCGAAAAGATCGTTTTACAGCGTTGGTTGACAAGCTAGTGTCTCAGGCAAATGATGATGTTGAGATCATAGCCTACTTCAATAACGGTGAGTTACCACTTGGCGATATACGTCAGGCACTGGTAGACGAAGCAGTTGGTCAATACGTTTGTTTTATAGATGACGATGATGTATTGGTCGTAGACCACGTTAACAACGATGGCAACGTACATAGAAAAACACACAAAGGCAAATACAGCCAGTATAAGTCCATAATTGACGCAGGTTATCCGAAAGACTACCAGATACTATGCTGCAACTGTAACTGGAAGAAACACGTAAACGGGGGAACGCTGTGAAGATAGGTTTTAACGGTATGGGTAAGCTGGGCTTGCCAACCGCTTATACTTTCGCATCTCAAGGCCATGAAGTCTTTGGTTACGATATAAGCCCACTACCTTACGAGTATGTAGAAAATGGCCAGTACCCACATCAAGAGGCTAACTTACCAGAGCTGATGAGCAAATACGATGTGACTATGGTACGCACACTCGGAGAGCTCGTAGCAGAGAGTGAGATAATATTCGTACCAATCCAGACTCCGCACGATCCACTATACGAAGGGGTGACTAGACTGCCAGAGACCAGGGCCGACTTTGACTATACCCACTTAAAATTGGGGGTTAGTGCACTAGCTGAAGAAGTAGAGAGACAAAAAAAAGACACGATAGTGTCAATAATCTCAACTGCTCTCCCAGGCACGGTAGAAAGAGAGATAAAGCCGTTGTTGAACCCACACGTTAAGTTGGCCTACCAACCAATGTTTATAGCGATGGGCCAAGTTGTTGAAGATGTGTTAAACCCAGAGTTCAACTTAATAGGAGTTGAGAGCGAAGAGGCTGCCGACCAGCTGGAACGTTTTTATGCAACCATAAACAACGCCCCCAACATCCGCACCGATATTACCACAGCTGAAGGTATCAAGGTATCGTATAACACTTGGATCACAGCAAAGACTGTAATAGCTAATGCGTGGGGAGAGATGGCTGAACGTACTGGTATGGACTTCGATGCTATTAAGCGAGCGTGGGACGTATCTGGTAGAAGGCTATGGAGTCCACGATACACTAACGCTGGTAAATCAGATGGTGGTGGCTGTCACCCTAGGGACAACATAGCATTGTCTTGGTTAGCTAGTGAGGTTGGTGTGAGCCATAATATATGGGAAGATTTGATGAAAGCTAGGGAAGACTACGAAGATTGGCATGCTAGACTTGCCATGAAAGCCAGCATCGAAGCCGAATTGCCACTTGTGCTACTTGGTAAGAGCTTTAAGCCAGAGACTAATATCGAGACTGGTTCGCCAGCGGTGTTAATGGCTAACATACTCAAAGATGACTACGGCTACCCATTCCAGCACTACGAAGACGTACCAGACGGCATTCTACACCCAGCCGTTTACTTTATTGCCACCCAACATGAACGATACAAAGAAATCAGGTTCCCTAGAGGGTCAATAGTGATTGATGTCTTCGGCTACCTAGAACCACAAGACGGTGTTATAATCGAACGGATAGGAAGAAATCATAAAAATGAACAA